ATTACAGATGGAAGATATAGAGGTTATAGAAGAATGGTATTAAGTTGGGGCAAACTTAAATATCATTCAAAGCAACTAGTAGTATCAAAACTTACACAAGAAATAAGAAGGTTAGGTCGTGGAAGTGAACTTATGAGTCCTATGACAAGCATGAATAAAGACCGAGGTTTAAGAGTGTCTTCAGATTACAAAGAACCTAGAACAAGTTTAACAAGAAGAGTAGCAGGAACGGCCGCTGGAGCAGTCGTAGGAAGATATGCAGGCAAAAAAATTGCACAAAAGACTGGTGCTAATGTTGATAAATATAAGAAAGTAGGAACAGGACTAGGTGCAGTTGCAGGTTATTGGGCAAGTGGAAGAAAGAAACAATGAAAATAAATGAAATACAATCAGATCAAGTAAAAAGTGATGCCGCTAAAGTGGTTGACTTAGTGAGATCTGGACAAGATATTAACCTAGCAGTTGATACATATAAAAATATTCATTCTGGTAAACTAGATTATGATGCCGCTTTTTCCGCCGCTAGAACCCAAAGCGATGCTGAACAAGGCAGAACGTCGCAACAACGTCAAGACATGGAAGCAAGAGCAAAAGCACAGAAAAAACTAGACGACAAAATAAGAAACAATAAAGCATTAGCAAAAGATAAAGCACAAAGACTTAAAAACAAAGGAACATTTAAAAAAGATGATGATGCTTCAAGAAAACAAAAAGCACAAGGAAGTGATTACACAATCGATCCTGAAACAGGGCAAATGTTTGCAAAAAAAGGTGCAAAAGGAACTTTCTATGGTAACCAATCAACAGGAAGTTTAGGCTTAGGCAAAGGCAGGCAATCAGTTAAAAAATATCTAGATGATCCGTCATTATTATTAAGCCTTGGAGCAGATGATTTTGATGATGCTATAAGCAGAGGCTCTGATATTGGCTCAAAGATATTTAAACCTAAAGGAAGTGGCGGAAAAGTAATTCCAAAATACTCTATACGTGATAATTAATCAATTTTTTCACACAAAAAAATTCAAAATTAGATAAATAAAAGTAACATAAGAGTTTATTGAAACTCTAATAGGAGATAAAAATGGCACAATCAAAAGGAAACGGAGCCGGTGTTGCACAGTTTGTAACTGGAACACTAGTTTCTAATCATAACTTAAAAGCAATCCTAGTTGACACTGGTGCAAACCTTCAAACAGAAGACGATGCAACAAGAGAAGCAGTTGAAAGAGCATTAGGCTTTATTCAACCACTTATGTATGTTATACCATCAGCAAGTGGTGGAGAAATTCATGCAGTTGTTGATGCAAGTCAATTTGATGCGGCATCTTTACAGAAGCAACTCAGAGGAATTGGAACTGATAACGTAAACAGTTACAACTTTGCAGGCGCAACTGTTACAGCAGGAACAGGAATGGCTATAAGTTAATTTTTAATTAACATAGAAAAAATGGCGGTTTTAACTGCCATTTTTTTTGAGCATTTTGATAAATATTAGTAACAATAAAATTAGTCAGACATTTATGAAAAAATTGACTAATTATTAGGAGATTAAAAATGGCACAAGTAGATAGAAGAGCGGCAGACTCAGGTGAGTTCATTGGTAAAGATGTATTCCTAAAAAGTTTTCAACAACAATCAGGTAACATCAGTGCATCACAATTAACATCACTAGTTAGTTCAGTTCAAAACTTAAACCTTACAGTATTAAAAGTAGGTAGTTTTACAGCAGGAACACAAGCAACTGTGAACTTTATACTAGAAGGTGCAGACAATTTAGCAAACGGTGACATAGCGGCACACGTTATTGCAGACGTCTCATTCTAAGTTTATAACTTATTTAAAAAGGCAGTTTATACTGCCTTTTTTTATGATAAATATTAGCAACAATATATTCGGGAGAATAAAATGGCACAAATTAGAGTAAATGGAGCAACATCAGTTGACCAGTTTCTAACAGGTGAACTGAAGCATTTTATTTTAGATGCCGTTGATGCAATTAATGTCCATCAATTTGGTTTTACAGCATCAGGCAATCCTAAAGGTGGAGAAGCGGCTCTTTCAGCAATGGGACTAGTAGCAAATCCAGTAATATTAAATACACATGCTTCGAATACAAGAATATTATACTTTGCAGTAGAGGTTGATGGAATTTCAAATTCCGCTTTACAATCAGCATTAAGATCAAATACTTCTTTTGCTAATGCAACAATTACAGCAGGAAGTTATTCAGTAGTATAATAAAATTGAAAAATTTAAAATTAGCACTCTCCGGAGTGCTTTTTTTTGACCCCATGGTCGGCAACTTCTGATAAATAGTGTAATATACAGGAGACACACATGAGTTTAACAAGAAGTGGCGCAATGGGAAGTTCCGAGGTTGTTTCAGGCAATATCGAGTTCTACACATTGTTTACAAAGTTAGACATTACACAAACAGGCGATTACAGTGACAACAGTCAAAAGGATTTTGAAAGTGTTGTTCAGTGTATAGGCTTAAGAGCAATGCCTGTGGTGATGAACGAACCCGTAGAACTTAGCGGTTCTGGGGCATTTGTTTTAGAAAATTATGGTGCACCAACACTTACAGGAGCAGGTTGGATTTATAAATTTGCTTTTGAAAGAGAAGGAGTGCATACTATAACAACTTTAACAGATGAATTAAATGGAATAGTATTGAATGCGGGAACAATTGATACAAAGAGTTCTGTAAATATGGAATTCACTAAACAAGATTTATTATAGAGATAAACAATGCCAAGAAAATCAGAGCCAGAACAAGAATTAAAACCTTACGTAGAAAAGGGCAATATAGAAGCACATATTATTGCAGATATGTTGAGGATAGAAAGCATTACTGCAGAATTACGAGAGTTCAAAGAAACAACAAAAAGCAGATTAGACAAATTAGAAAGTTGGATAATTGCTATTGTTGGGTTGACATTTACATCTCTGATTAGTATAATAATAGGTATAGTAATTAATTTAATATGATATTAGAAGATATAACACAAGACTTAGTTGTTGAAAACAGAATGGTCTGGCGCAAGATGGGGAACAAAGTAGTTCGTGCTGTCAGGTGCACATCTGGTCACAGGAAAGGTCGTGTTGTTTCTAAATCACAACAATGTAGTGCGCCAATCAATATGAAAAAACGCATGACAATCAAAAAGACTAAAGCAAAAATGGGTGCAAGGATCTCAAGAAAATCACAAAGAACAAAAAGAATGAATCCTGCAAGTAGAAGAGTAAGAGCATTAAACAAGAGAAGATAAATGAAATTTACTGAAGTAAAAACATTAGAACATTTATTAAAAGAATATGCTACACCAGTAGGACAACAAACCACTGGTAATACTGGTATAGGTTCAGTTGCTAAAAAAATGGCTGGACAAGCCGGTAAATCTTTAAGTAAAAAAGTAGGCGGTAGTGTTGGTTCTGCAACTAGCATGGCTGGACAAGCCATTAAAGGTGCTGACAGTAAAACTACTCAAAGGTTAAAAAGTATAGCATCACCCAAGACCAGCAAAGCAAAAATAACATTAAGTCCAACAATAAATGGCGAAAGAAATATAGCCGAGCCAGTAGTAAAAACAAAAGCAGGAAAAGTAGAAAAAGGTGCAGATATATACGACCAATATGGTAACTATGCAGGTAAAGTTGATTCACCATTAGGTGATAATTCTGCAGGTGCTGGAGCAGATGCAGTAGCAATCTTAAACAAGAACAATAAGTATGAAGTTAAAACAGGCGACGATGAAGTGTTTGTGCAAAATCCAGAAGCCAAAGAAGTCGATGAAGGGAAACTCAGCAAGATAGCAAATCGCAGAGGTAAAAAGAGAAAGATTAAAAAATTAAAACGCATACTTAAAAAAATAAATAGAAAAAGTTTAAAAGAAGCAGATCCAAAACTTTTTGAAATAAACTTCAACAGACAAAGTGTAGCCAAAGAGGCTTTAGATGCTCCAGTAAGATGTGGATTTGAAGCCGAAACATTTTTCTATAATGCTGATAGCAGAACTGCTAGTGACGATGTAGACAACATGAGTATCAGTGATGTTGAATACGAATTTGGTGACTTACCAGATAGTGCATATGAATACTATCAAGACTGGCTTCGTGAAAAAGCAATGGACGAGTATTTGCCTGATCTTATAGATAATTGGATAGAAGAAAATCGTGACGAAGATGAATACATTCAAGACTTTATGGATTCTGGTAATGGTCCCACAGAAGATGCTGTCGAAGAATACAAAGAAAATTATAAAGAAGATAACCCTAACGAATACGAAAATCGTGAAGAAGATGGTTGGGAGTTGGATAACTGGGCCAGAGACTTTATCAACGAAGAGTATGAAGATGAATACGAAGACTTCCTAAGAGATATAGCAAACGATGAAGACCATCTGGTTGATGATGCTGTAGAAGAAGCCGAAGGCGATTATTCTATGGACGAGTATGTAAGCGATCAATATTATAGTATGAGTGAATTCTTAGATGACTTCAGTTATGACTACTCTAGAGAAAACGCCGGTGTCGACCAAGTAGCAGATATTTTACATAATTGGATCAACAAAAGCAGTGAATTCAAAGACTATCCAGAAGTAGGTGATTACGGAGATACTTATACAACAAGTGCTTATTCAGTAGAGCCTGACAGCAGTATAGAAGCAGACGAGGGTGCAGGGGCTGAAATTATATCTCCAGTATTTAGTAGTCCTAGACAGATGCTTAGAGAAATGAAAAGTTTATTTGAATGGGGAGAAGATCAGTTCGGCACTAATAACTCAACAGGCTTACATGTTACTATGAGTTGGCAAGCGGAAAAGAAAGATCCAAACAAATTAAAAATGGCATTGCTATTAGGTGATCCATACTTACTAGCAGAATTTGGAAGACTTAAAAATACTTATACTAAAAGTCAATATAATAGTTTACTAAAATACGCAAGTGACATACAAAAGGGTCAAGATAACAATCTAAAAGCATTAGAAAACCAATTATCAAAAGGTATAGATAGTGGTAAATTTAATAGCATACATTTTAAAGACGAAAGAGATGATTCGACAGGCAATAAACTAATAGAATTTAGAATTGCTGGTGGCTCAGATTACAGTCTAATGTATAACGAGATTGTAAAAGCAGTTGTGCGATATGCTACTGTAATGAAAGCAGGATATGATGATGAGGCTTACAAAAAAGATTATATCAATGCTTTATACAGAATACTTAACAAATCCCAAGAACCATCAGAAAGAGATATAGATAGATTAGCAAAAATTGACCATCCAGTAATTACTTCTGCTAAAGAAATTGTAAGCAAAAAAGAATACTTCGACGTTCTTAATAAATTAGAAATGAGTGTAACATATTTTGACACATATAAAAAACTGATACAACCTGATGCTGACAAAAAATGGAAACAGAGTATAAAAGATTATCAAAAAGGAACTGGCAGAGATCCAAGTTGGATGGGCGAAAGCATCAACGAAGACGAAATTACAGGTTATGTAGAACCAGATAGAGTAATGCCAAGCAAGATGGCTCCTTTAAAGTTAAAGCAGGCACAAGAAGCCTTTGGTCAAGCAGTAGCAATGTTGGCAAAACAACTTGCACAAAAAACAGCAAGAGCAACACCTAGGTCAGTAAATATAGGTCACTTTAGAAAGTATGCTGGAGAGTTAAAACTAGACCAAAAAGATTTAGAAAAACTTTTAGTTCAAAGCATAGACGATGCAAATTATGATAATTTAGAAAACGATAAAGAAAAACATAATGTTTTACAGCAAGGTATAGCAAAACTATTTAAGAAAGATATTATAGGTAAGGCTGAATTTTTTGACAGTCAAGAATTTGATATTATTGCCGATGGCTTATGGCAATACTTTCAAAATGAGGACGCAAAAGACAATTTAGTATTAGATAAACTTGCAGAATTATTTGTAAATGTTAATCCGAGAAACGAAAAAGATAAAGTTAGAGATGAATTAATCGACCTCAGCAAAAAAAGACAAAAAAATGAAATGTATAGATATTTGTCTAATAACCATAGTAATCATGTAAGGGGTTCACTCCTAGCATCAGATATGCTTAGTAGTAGAAAAGCAATTGAAGAACTTAAAGCATTCTTAGAAAAATATTCAGGTTACGAACACCCCGTAAGTAGAGATCATCATATTAACATTAGAAGTGATGATAATTACGGTAATGTATATCAAATGAATATGATTCAAAAAATGAGACAGAGGATAAGAATTCTAAACAGTATGCAGAAAACTGACCAAACAAAATATGAAAGCATTAAAAAACAGTTAATAAAACTTGGTCTAAACTATTTAGAAGAATTGAAACCATATGATCCACCGCCAGAACCTTACTCATGGGATGATACCAACGGAAGTGATATGATGAGTTTTCGAAATATGGAACATTGGAATAACACTATGGACTCCATTGTTAAATTAGGCGATGACGATGATACCACTTATAACTTTAGTGGTCGATATGATGATATTGTGTTTAGTTGTATTTGGTTATCAGAATATTATGAAAGAGTTCAAAATTATGGTGCACCTAAAGATAAATTTTTAAGATCGCTTATTAAAAATAGATTTAAAGCAATCAAAGAATTCTTATCTGGATTTGATAAAATTTTCCAAGCAGAGGGATTTGCAAATTTAGAAAAAGAAATTGCTGGTAAAAATCAGTTAGACAAACGTAATAAAGATTTTGAAAAAAATGTTAGAGATAAATCTTTAGCAGAAATAAATATTCCTGCTCATAGTTTTGTGTATATTGAATGGAGTCTTCAAGGCAATTTACAAGATGTAGATTTAGATGAAGAAGATAATGAAATGAATGATTGGTTCAAGCGAACTGTAGTAAAAGAATTACAAAACAGTTGGTCGCATCAAGACGGAGGAAACAGGTTAATATATGTCATTCCAGGGGCGCATTGGGAACAAGCCAAAGATGCAAATGAAGGATTAGAAATAATAGATAGAGAATCAAAAGAGGATAATTTTTACCATAATTGGCGCAAAAGAGGTTATCAAAAAATATTGCAAAAGTTTACAAGAACGTATAATACCAAATTTAGTAGACTTACAGACGAAGACGAAGGTGAGTATAAACTCGCTGATAGAAATTTTTACAAGGAACTAAATAGGTTAAATGTTGAGGTAACTAGAAAAGGTGATAGTAGAAGAGGTGCTCCTGGACAAAGTGATTTAATAAAACCTGAAGAATTAGAAAATCCAAAAAGCGGAGAACCTATTAATAGAAGTTCTGCAATGATGTGGGAGCAGTCTACAGAAGATGCTGAGCAAAAACGTTTTGATGCTTTTGATTGGAGCAGTTATCCGGAAGAATTTAAAGAAGCAGTTGCTGAAATGATGAAGAATCATACTCAAACACACGGTAATTTTAGAGTAGCAATGAGTGACGTGATAGATAAAATTAACCAAAAAGAAGTTAATATACCTTTGAAAAAACAAAACAATATACAAGGTATGATAAATGCGGCTGGTGTAGAAGACATGGATGGTGACAGTTCAAACGGTATAGCAAGTAAAACAAATTGGAGTAACTTAGCAGACTACTTAGGAATAGAACGTGGTGTTAATGACCAAGGTCCTAACTTACTTAAAAAAGTTTATGATCAATACGACGGCAACCACGAATGGCGACCAGAACCTGACCCAGATGCATGTTGTATGCCAAGATGGTCCTCCGCAGTTAAGGCCGCATATGAATATATCAAAACAAATTATAATGTAAGTGCTGGAAACTATTTTAGAAAAGATGCAGACGGTAACGACGGTGATAATGTAAGTAGTGTGCATAGCACGCCGGACCAACAAGTGAACACAGATTACGACAAAGCCAGAGAAGACCATCCAGGGTTTAATACAATGATGCAAAATGGTATGCAGAATTACTTAGTGCGTGGCCAAGTAAATGACCTAGTAGGATTTTTAAACAATCCAAGCAATGATAATGTTTTCAAATCGGCGGTTTTAAATACTTTAGCAAATCGATTTGAGGTCAATCCTGGAAATCCTTTTAATAGTTTCCAAGATGCATTAGCAGTTACTCGTAGACACGGTTATGAAAGTGTATTTGATAAATTTGAGAAACTTCCGTTAGAAGAACAACTTATTAAATTACAAAAAATAGACAGTAAAAAAATAGACAAAGTATTAGAGGGCGGTGTTAAACAGTTGGCTTATGATAAAGAATGGGATAGAATGCATTCTAGAGACAATGTTCAAGTGTCAAGACCTAATCCTATGAAAGTTGTTAAACCTTACAATCCAGCACAACATAAAGAAGCAATGATCAAAAACAAAATGGATAGTCAGAAGATAACAAGACAACAAGCAGAAGCACAGATAGCCGCAATGTTACGAAAGCCTGAAAATCAAGATTATTTTACAGCAAATGCAGATAAGAAAAGACAAGATAAGAAAAATAACGTTACAGAGAGTGTGCCAAATAATACAAAAGTAAGAATGATTAATAAAATATTATCAGATCATTTTCCAGCAAGTGATTTGAAAAAACAAATGGATGCCTACTTTGCTATACCTGACCCACAAATGTTAAAAGACTTCAGGAAAAGACGTGCAGAAGCAGGAGATGATGTATGTTTAAGACCTATATTAAGGAACTATATACAAATGAAATTACATCCTAAACTACACTCAGCAATAAACTTAAACGAAAGCAAAGACGATTTAATTGCAAAAATTGATGCATTACCTGATGATGAAGGCACAAAAAAATTAGTTAATTACATAGAACAATTAATTGACGATATGGGTGTAGGCGGAAAAATACAAAGTTTAAGTAATGAATTAGAAGTTATAGATGATATAGATGTTAAAAAGGCTATTAATCAAATTGCAAAAATTATAGCAAGTATTGAGATGAGTCCTCAAGAAAGAGCACAATTATTTGTAGATTGGAAAGCAGACAAATTAGTAAATGTTGACGCATTACTATCTACTTCAACAGTAAGTTTAGAAACTATTTTTAAAGGTTACGGAGAAAAAGGCGAAAGCCACGTAACTGAGTTAGTAGATGATTTAAATCAAGTAGTGCAGTATGGTATAGGCCCAGGTGAATTTGCATTATCAGTATTGTCACAGAGAATAGAAGGTATAGGTGCATCGTCTGGTGCTGATGATGATGGGCCAGAGGGCAAAGGTGACTTATTAATTGACGGCAAGCCAATAGAATTGAAAACTACAAGAAAAAATTCTGCAAGATTTAATGACAGACAAGTTACTGCATCTGATTCATATAAAAGTTTAGTAACAGCATTTTTTAATAAGTATGATGCAAAGTTTAAAGAACTTGAAGAACAAGGATTACAAGTTAGAGTGAAATCAGGTATGCAACAAAATCATGTCATGGCGTTTTTAAAAGAAGTTCCAGAAGCAGAAAAAGAGGTTGCTAATATTATCTCAAATATATTTACAGCATTAAATGTAAGCGGTGGCCCGATTGCAAGATACTTGGCACAAGGTGATAAAAATCAAGCCATGCAATTAATAGCACAGTCAAATGTAAATAACTACCTTGCACAAAAAAGACAAAGCGGTAACTTACTTGGAATACTTTTCTTAGATCTTAACAAACAAGCATTTACTTTTATTAAAGAAGTTTCAGATCTAGAAGGCACAGGTTTAAGATTACATGCAAAAACAAATTATTTAATTACAACAGTAGAAAACCCATTTGCCAATACGTCAATTGTGGATACAGGAGCATAAATGAAAATAGATGATTTAATAACAGAAACCGGAATTGGTTATTCAGACGGATGGTCACAGTTTTCAAATGCTGGTCAAGAAGCATTTAAAAAAGATAATTTGCAAGGCCTATTTGATTGGGCAAAGACTATATTTCCTGAGTTCGCTGAATTTAGCAAAGAAGATTTCGAAGAAGATTTTAGAAACTATGTAAAAGACAATGACGGCGATGTCAACGAAGGACTAATAGCATGGTTAGATTTTTATTATGAAACATACTATATACAAAATAAAGATGCAGTAAAAAATCAAGCAATGCAGAAATTATCACTTCAAGCATCCGCGGGAGGCGGAGGTGCTGGTGGCGGTGGCGGTGCAGGTGGCGGTGCTGGAGCAGGTGGCTCTGGTGGTGCAGGTGCAGGTGCTAGTGCTGGTGGCGACGGTGGCTCAGCAAGTTCAAGTGGAGACGGAGGGTCTGCAGATAGTGGTGGTGCTAGTGATAGTTCCCCTTCCTCCGACTCTGCTCCTAGTGATGCTCCGGCTATTAGAGGTGGTGGTTTTTATGGATTAGGCACTATGACAAGTCGCAAAAAGAAGAAAAAGAAAAAGAAAAAGAATTTTGTTTTTGGTGGTAGCATATACAAAGAAATGAATGAGATGGATTCTTGCCCAAGAACAAAATCAAAAGGATGCCAATGCGAATCATTACAGAAAATTACAGAAGCAGAGGAAACAGTTAAAGCAATAGCAACACTAGAACACACAGAAGATGATGTAGCAGGTGTAATTAAATTTAAACAAAAACCAGGAAGGCCAACTATTATTAAAGGAATAGTAAAAGGTCTAACACCTGGTAAACACGGTTTTCATATACACGAGTTCGGCGATCTAAGTGATGGTTGTGCTAGTGCAGGTGGACATTATAATCCAGACGGTGTTGACCATGGAAGTTTACAACAAGGACATGTAGGCGATTTAGGTAACGTAACAGCAGATCAATCAGGCACAGCAAGATTTCAAATTAAAGCAGAACGTGTAGAATTATCTGATGTGGTAGGCAGAGCAATAGTAATACATGCTGATGAAGATGACTTAGGAAAAGGTGGCGACGACGAAAGTTTAAAAACAGGTAATGCTGGTGACAGATTAGGTTGTGGTGTAATACGTTTACGAAAAGTAGTTGAAGAAACATTTGAAAGAAAATATTCTGATAAACATTTTGATAGAAATCAATTACCGCAAATTAGAAAACCAGATATAAGAAAGTCCCCATTTACTTTTAGAGAAGGTATAATGAATCCTTTCTTAATAAAACCAGTGCAAAGTCAACGTGTAGAAGGTTTGGCAGAATCGGCTGAAAAAGGTTACTTTGATGATGACTACAGGCCACTTATATTAGATAAAGACAATTATCTAGTAAACGGACATCACAGATTAGATGCCGCACATATTTTAGGTTTAAGAGAAGTTAAAGTTGTTAAGGTAAATGCAACTATAGAAGAACTTATGAAACATTTTAAACACAAAATAAGTTATGATAAAGTAATGGAAAACAAGATAAATATTAAAGACATGAAAGCAAAAGATTTATTATACTTAAAATTCAAAAAATCATTAGTTGAATCAAACATTCAAGAAAGAATGTTTGGTGTAAACGAATATGACATGCTGGATATGTTTATGAGTTCAGACAATGTAAACAAAGTTTTTGGTAGTGTAAAACGCGGAACACCAGATATGAAACATGAAGGTGTAAGAAATCTAAAAATGTATCTTAAAAAAGCAGGTATATTTGATGACAACAGAGGCGGCGGTCTTGCTTATAAAAATATAGATTTTGGTCGCATTAATACAGATCAAATAAGCAATGCTAAATTTGATAATCTTATGTTACATGCAAGAAAACTTGCTGATAATACAAATAATCTTACTGATGTTGCAGAAGAAATGAGGACTACTATACTTGATAATCCTGTTCCTTCACAAAATGACTTAACATATATTTCTAAAAAGCAAAAAGAATTTGTGGGACTTAAAGCACAACAAATACAAATGATTAAAAATATTAATAATCTTATTAAAAGTGTATTTGGTTTAGGAACAACTGCATGAGGCTACTTGAACTTAACAAACTAAATGAGAAATTTACTCCTCAAATAGAAGGCTGGTATGATTCTGATGATATGTTGAGTTGGATAAATCAAAATTATAAACAAGAAGCGGCAAATGAATGGAATGAAATGGTGAACTTATTAGCAACATCATTAGAAGAAGTTCAGAGATCTGAATCAGCAATGAATACTTACAAAGCAGGTGATGTTAGTATCATGAATGACTTTGTTGAGGATTTGCCTTTTGATATAACTGATCTGCAATATTATAAAAATAAACCATACTTTAAAACAGTATCTTCAAGAACTATGGATAGAGAATAATGAAACTATTCGAATTCTTTAACGAAGACAAGGACAATGTTACAACCTTAAAACCTCAAACAAAAGGCACAAAGTATCCTTTGTTTAGTAAACAGAACATTCAAAAAGCATACAATGAATGGGCAAATGGCGCCGAGGTAGACAGAGATATTAACATAGTAGGCAAAGACAACAAAGAGTATGTAATACGCCAAAACTATGATGATGCCAGCCAACACTTTGAGGAAGGAGAGTGGTATCTCACTAATGCTAATAACGAGATTGTAGATACTGAAGGTTATCCGGACCCAGGAGAACTTTTATACGACCATAATGCAGATGAAGAATTTTATCCAGATGATGACATAGAAGAAGGAACACGTTGTTGGAAAGGTTACAAGAAGAAAGGCACAAAGAAAATGTTTGGTAAAACAGTTCCTAATTGTGTAAAGAATGAAATGTATAATCAAGACGATTTTGATGATGTATTTGGAGATAGGAAATACAAAAATGAATTTGCATACTTAGATGATCTTAGAGATTCAGGTGCAACTAATATGTATGGTGCAAGTGCATATCTTGTTCGAGACTTAGGATTAGACAAAGCAGAAGCAGATAAAATTCTTATAAGGTGGATGAGATCAAAAAAAGATAAAGACGTAAGCGAAAATTTTGCAGACGGTAAAAAAAAGGGCAAAAGTAAGCCTGGTAGAGTAAAAAAAGCAGGAGCGAGTTGCAATGGCTCGGTAACAAGCCTGCGTAAAAAAGCAAAAAACAGCAGTGGTGAGAAGTCAAAAATGTATCATTGGTGTGCCAACATGAAGAGCGGTCGCAAGAAAAAGTAGTTAAATACTACTATGCAAATATTTCCAACCTTAGATGATTTTCCAGTATTTGAATTGTCTGGAGTCGATTTACCTAACATACCTATAAGTAATGAATTAGCATATGAAGAAAATCTTCTCAGTTCAGTATCGAATAAAAGAAAAGAAATAATCGATATACCTGACAATTTTTTAGAAAGGTGGCATCAACATGGTGCAACAATAGAACAGTTTATAACAGATCCACAATTACAAATTAATACACCTGAGATAGGTGCTATGTGGTTTGGAAAAAATCAAAAATTTAAATGGAATAATGACTACCCGCCACGCATATTATTAGATGGTGGTGGATTTTATATGGAACCTCATTTGGATAACCGAGATGTTTTTGCAGTAGTGATTGTTAATTTGCAAGATAATCCAGAAGGCTCTGGAACACAAATGATAAGTCCGTTTGAACGTAGACCAAGTATGAAAGATCAAACAGTATATCAAGGTCCTACCGAAAAAGGAACAGGTATTTTATTTTTTAATAATTGGAATACTTGGCATCGAATTGAAAATAATTCAGATAAAAATAGATTAATTGCGTATTACACAATAGGTATTGACAGTTTATTAGTAGACAATTAAGATAAATACTTTATATGAAGATAAATGATATTATCAACGAGACAACTTCAGCAGGTGGCATAGCCGTTGTGGCGGCCCCTCTGTTTAAAGAACCTATTAAGAGAAAACCAAGTGCGAGCCGTAAAAGGAAAAAACGAAAAACTGAGTCTAATAAGCAGTCTAGAAGCAAAGATATTCAATAAAATTGAAGAAGACGGCTTTACAGATGTAAATAGTATGTCAGAACGAGAAAGTTTTCTTGCAGACGACTTGTATAAAAGAAATATTCTTAAAAAAGTTAAAAGAGATAATACCATTGGCTACAAAATTTTCAAAAAAGAAATTTAATAAAAAGAAATTAGCAAAAAGTTTAGACAATATTGCGTCTAAAGTTGCTAAACGTAATGGTTATTTCTTTGTAAAAAATCAATTTAACTTTTACGATATACTTGAACAACATACAAAACAGAAAATTATAGTTGATATACCTTTCCAAAGAACTGCATCAGCAGTAACAAAAAGACTTAATACCAAAGACGATACACAAAACATTTCTGTAGACCGTTTACAGGCTAAAGTCCAACAGTTTCATAAGCATTACAACGATACAGTATTCTATAATCATACTTTAGAAACATCAGTTGATAACTTTAAAAAGCAAGTTGTATTAACAAGACTCGATATATCTATAACATATTTAAAGCATATTAAAGAAGACTTGATAAACTACTAATTTTTTCTGTGTAAAAATGATAAATAACACATATACAATATTAGGATTATAAAATGTTTATTAGAGATTTTAACCAAAACAATAAAGAAAAAATTGCAAATTTACAAAAAACTCTCAAGGAAGAGTTTGGTGTTGCATTTGTTCAAAAGTTTCCTACACAAGATAAATTGAAACTTTTGAAAGATTCAGCAAGCCAAAAAATTATTAGCATCAAAGGCTCAACGCAACAATTTCAACTTGAACCAGATTACATTAAGTATCTAGGAATTAGAGATTTATCTGCAACTATGTTAGCAGAAGGCATGTATGCTGAATCTCCAGCATATATGGAAATGAAAGATGCACTTATGGCAAGTGTTAAGCAATTAATGGATAGTGGTTACACTATGGAAGAAGCAAGTTCAGAATGTATGAACAGATACAGAATGGATAATAGATTTGCTTATGATGACGACCATGTAAAACATATTGTTTTACTTGCGGCCAAAGACTACATGGAAGCATGTGGCATGAAATCAGAAGGAATTGTTCAAGAAACAAATACAGAACTTAACGAATACTTGCTAAGAGAACTTGCTAAAGAAGTTGGCATGGAAGTAGAAGATGTAGCCAGTTTAGATGCTATTGAAGAAAAGTTAAACCTATTTGCAGAAGTAAGTGGTAAAAGCAAAGATGCAGTTGTTGGTTTCCTAAATGGTTTAGAAGAAGATGCAGTTGTCGGTGGTATTCAAATGTTTGGCAGAAAGATTGCTGAAAAGAAACTTAACGACAGTATTCAATATATGTATAAATTACAAAAAGACGGTAAGAGTGTTGGTGAGATTGCAAAAGAACTAGACATGGAACCAGAAGAAGTTAGAGATGCTATGAAGAAAACAGACGAGTCAGTAGAGGAAAGCCAAATGAATATGTTTGATGATATAATAGACGAAATGATTTCAGAAGAAGTAGAATCAGTAGATGAAGCAGAAGTTGTTATGGCTGTTAGAGCATTAGCAGACGATATTCAAGATCATGTAGAAAGACTAGGCAGAATGGTTAACGAAGATTTACCAGCAATAGCAGACTCTATGGTTAGCGAATTTGGATTAGAAAAAGCACAAGGCTTTAAAGAAAATGCAGAAGGTGTTTTATCAGGAGCATTAGAAAGTGCCAAACAGGCAAAAGAAGGAATGGACGGATTAGTAGGTAATATTACAGGAACTGGATCAATGGCAACAAGTGATTTAGAAAGTGATGAACCTATGGGTTTAGAAGAGCCAGGCGTTGATCCTTTAGCAGAACCAGATATGGACGTTAACGAACCAGCCGCGGCAGGACCTGAGGACGAGCCATTAGGCAGAGCACCAGTAGAGGTGTAACATGCTCATCAATGAGGTTATCCAAACAGTAAAAGAGAACTACTACGAAGATTTAATTGTAGCAATTCAAGACGAATTATCTAAAGGAGAAGTCCAAGATAAAGGCGAAATAGATACTGAAGAACTTCAAATGAGACTTTCAGAACTCAACTTTGATTTAGATATAGAAGACTTAATCCAAGCAGTCGAAGACAGTGGATTTGCAAGTAGCCAAGACAGTGATATCATAAAAGTCAAGGGTGAAATACCAGCAGACATGGACACAGATGTAGAAGACCCTAGTGATAGAGTAGGAGATCTTGCAGGCAATCAAGCAATGAAAGATATAAAGGCGGAGTTATAAAATGCCAGGAATTTTTGTTACGGCAACAGATGCCAGAACTAAAAGCAGAAATAATACTGTTATACACAGTGAAATAACATCGATCGAAAATGCCGTTTATGCCAATATAGACGCAGGCCTTTTGTATGCAAATGTAAACAATTCAACAATGACAAACAGCAACGTTTACTACAATGTAAAAAATGGCGTGACTACAGATGCTACTAAAAAAGATCAATTAGACTATGTTACAAAATACTTTAAAGACTTAGGCTATGGTATAAGTTGCGTATCAGATCCAAGTGCCAACACACATCTACAATGGAACATTTCCTGGTAGAGCATTTCAAAGAACTCTTTAATCAAGATAATAACTTTACTAATTTAAATTATAACCCACCTTATCAAAATCTTAAAGGTGTTTCTAAATTTGGATTAGACGAAACTCATTCTCCTGTAATTCATTCTCACTTTAAAGAAGATATAAAACAAAAAGAAATTCATCCTAGAATTATAAAACTTTTAAAATATAAGTCAGGCTCATATGCATCTATACATACTGATGACCCTACAGAACATGTTCCATTTACCTGGACATCAATAACATTAATCGATAAATCAGATAATCTTTTAGGTGGTGAAAATTTATTAGATGGTATTGCTCAAAGTTTTAATATAGGTGAAACAGTATGGTATCCTGCAGGCATGCCTCATGGTGTAACTAAATTACATCAAGGATATAGAAATGTTTTAGTTATATTATGGACTTCAATTTACTTGACAGAATAGCACCACTTCATATAAGTAATACTACATTCACAATATAAAATTTTTATGTTAAAAACAAAATACGACTACCCAAAATTAAAAAGAATACAAACAAAACAAGGCAGACAATACACAGATGGACAGGGCGATCCTGTGCCAAGTGTTACTACAGTTCTAGGTGATACCGGTGATAAAACAGCCTTAATTGCTTGGCGTAAACGTGTAGGAAACGCAGAAGCAACTCGTATAAGCACAGAGTCAGCAGGACTTGGAACTAAAGTGCATAATGCTTTGGAAAAATATATACTACAAGAAGACTACGAAATCAAAGGCAACAATCATATTAGTGTAATGGCAAAAAATATGGTAGATGAAATGATAGATAAAGGATTAGGCAAAGTAGATGAACTATATGGTGTTGAAGTAGGATTAATTGCACAAGGTTTGTATGCCGGAACAGCAGACGGAATAGGAATGCACGAAGGCGAAGAATGTATTATAGACTTTAAAACTGCTAAAAAAATTAAAAAACGTGAATGGATTGAAGATTATTTCATGCAAGGTTGTGCTTATGCATTAGCACATAATGAAATGTTTAAAAGTAATATCAAAAAAGTTGTTATTTTGATGGTAGACAGAGAGGGTAAATTTGCCGAATTTACTATCAAAGACGATGAATTCACTGAATACTGCAATAAGTGGTCGGATAGACTTACAGATTACTATTCTAAGTAATATGCGAAAGTGATAAATACATACTAACTAGGAGATAGATTAGTATGGCTACGAGCAACAACGCAGTAATTATTTCAAGGATCCAAAATAGACGTGGTCTAAAACAGGATCTGCCAAAACCTTTAAGATCAGGTGAGATAGGTTTTGCAACAGATACAAGACAAATTTACATAGGTGGGGATACCGACCTACTTGTCAACTCTGGTCTTAATAAAATTGCACAGTTTGAAAAGACGCCATCTGCTATCAACTACACAAGAAATATTGCAAACTTGCAAATTATAAAATTCCAAGTTCCAAGCAAGTTTTATGCAAAAGGAAATGTAACTTGGGATGGTGTAACAAAAACAACAGCATGGTTAGGCAGTGATGTATTTAAATCTAGTGCAACAGTATTTAAGAATTTAGATACAAATGCAAAGTTTACATCTAATGATTTAAATGTAACTAGAGACGGAGTTATCCTTGAAGGAGATGACGTAACAAGTTCTGTTTCAAGTGTTGCCGCAAGTAAAGATTATGCTTTTATACAAGGCGGAGAATCTGCAAGTGATTCACAAAATTTAGGTTTTAGATCAGCACCACTAACAACAGAAGAGATAGGTCTTACATATTACAGTAATACAACACTAATATCAGCATTATCAAAAACATCCCCAGATACAGACGTTGGTAACTATGTAACAGGTGTAACAAGTTTTTACAATGATGCTACTCTTTGGACTAATTTAACAAGTCAAGTTATTCCTTCATATAGAAAACTTAATGATAAGAATATTAGAGTAACTCCTTCTACAGGGATTGGTTACATTGGTTTAGAATTTGGTAAACATATTACACCATCAACAGATGTAAAATATGCACCAGGAACAATAGCATATACAAGTCCAACATTAGGAAAGTTTTTTGTTAGTAGAAATTCAGATATACAAACAACAGTTAGTAACGTAGCAATAGCATATACAGTAAGCGGAAGTAACATTGTAATTGCGGCAGATCCGTCAATTAAAAGTTATACAACTTCTGCACCAACCAATTATGTTTATACCTCAGGAGCAACTGCAGGTGCAACAACAGGCTGGTTAGGTGGAAAGGTCTTACAAGTAGTTGCTGTAAATGGAACAACAAACTTCACAGCCGCGATACCAAGCAACTCAGCAACATATACAAGAGTTGTTGAATCAACAGATACAGAGCATTCAGCAAGTAACATATCTTTTACAGCACAAGATGTTGGTTCAATAAGTGTTAATGATGGAATAACATTTTTATACAGCGGTAATAGTGCTGTTATAGATTCAGGCGTAGTTCATGCAGTTACATCTGCAAGTAGAAGTGTAACAGTAGATACATTAGCGGCAAGTAAAGGTAACCTTATTGCATTACAAGGTAGCAATGTAAGGTTTATTACTCATAGCACAAATAATACAAGTAAGCCTGTGGTTTATTCTGTTAATCATGGTTTTGATAACACTGAAACAGTAAACGTCTCAGGTAGCGGTGCTTTTGGTTCATCTATGACTGTAGCAAGTGCTAGTTCAAATGCATTTGTAGTAACAACATCAAGTCCTGTTACAACAGGCAATAGTAGTTTAACAGTTACACCAGTCTTAATAAATGGCACTATATCTATAACACCTGTAATAGGAGTAGATTTATCAAGCATAAATATTGCCCCATCAAACGGCGCAACACAAGTAGGAACAGTTGTAAATACTGTAAATGCTATTAACAAATGGCCTAAACTAAACAAAGTTCCTAATGCAGATAATCAACTATATCTAACACATTCTGAGTCATTCCAAAAGACACCACAATGGTATAACGGTTTTAGAATACATACAGACTCGGCCTTTACTGCTAACAAGTTAGGCTTAACAGTTGGTAACTATGATAAATCAGATGCTACAATTAAATCAAAATTAGAGAGTTGGTTATCAGGAGCATTGGCAGAAACTAAATTTAACTATTTTACAAGTGTTTCAGTAGGTGCTGGTAATACAGGTATTTTTGCTAATTCTGTTTCAAACTTTAATAGTTACAGTTTAACAATAGACGAAGATTTAAAAGAAGCAACTTTTGGTTCACGTGAAGAAGCAAGAGATTTTGCAACAATTTGTAACAACGTTTACTTTACAAGTCAACAGTCAGGACTAACAGGTTACAATAAAGGACTACTTAATTTAAAAACTAATATAGAACTTTTAACCAGAGACGCATTAGAGGCAGGTGAGGCAGTAACAGCATTTTCAAGTCCTGAATCTATTGCAATACCAAACGGAAATGGAAACAATATTTTAACAAATCTTGACCCAGATGCATACAATACGTTCTTTGTAGAATACAGTATGAAAGATACTAATTCTAATACATCTATTAATTATAGTCGTGTAGGTTCAGTAATGTTTGGTGCAGATAAAGATCAACAAGTAGCATATATAAACGATCAATATTCAGATAGCAAACAAACTATATCAGGAATTGGCAATGTGGATCTAGTTGTTTCATATGATGTAAGTTCAGATAAGTTTGACCTAAGAGCAAACAATAGTTTAAGTCCTTCTTCTTCCGTAACGATGAATTACATCGTTCGTAAGTGGAAATCGTAAGTTAGTTTTCCATGTTTGAAAAACATCACACTTCCCAAGATCGCCAAAGAATTTGGAGAGACTTTCGCAATCGCGACGACCTTACAATAGATACAATTATACAAGAATTTAGCCACGTAAAAGTATTAGACAGATACTTAGATTACTATACACCTCAGTCATGGCCAAACATTTTTACAATACTCTATGATGGGTATTTTTGTCAAACAGGTATCACATTATTAATGATTGCTACTTTAGATTTCAAAGGCTTCATAAAAGATGAAACACTTATATTGCCAGTGATAAGTAATAATGATATAGGCAACACAGGAATAGTGCTTGAACTGAATGATACCTTCCTTAATTTCTCACCCGGAGAAGTGACCCTCAAGGAACAAGCCTTAGAGCATGGCACATTGTTTCAGACCCATAAAGTGCCAAAAAAGTCAATTTATTCTTGACTTTTAAGTAGTTTTATATTACAATAATATTTAGGTAAATATATTTTTTATAATAAAGAAAGACCAACGGATTTTACACACATGCAAGTTAAAAAGAGAGACGGAAGATTAGAAGACTTAAACATAGACAAACTACACAAAGTCGTTATGTATGCCTGCGAGGACATCACAGGTGTTAGTGCAAGCCAAGTTGAAATAAACAGTCAAATACAATTCTTTGAAGAAATAGCAACAGAAGATATTCAAGAGACACTTATTAAAAGTGCCGCTGATCTTATATCTGAAGAAACCCCAAATTACCAATATGTAGCAGGTAGATTAATTAACTATCATTTGCGTAAGCAAGTGTATGAAACATTTACACCACCATGCTTATGCGACATCATTCAAGACAATATTGACAAAGGATTTTATGATCCTGAGTTTACGGAACTTTATACCAAAGCAGAGATAGATGAACTTAATGATTACATTAAACATGAAAGAGATGAAGTGCTAACCTATGCGGCAATGGAACAATTCCGTGGTAAGTATCTAGTGCAAAACAGAGCAACAGGTGAAATATTTGAAACACCACAAGTTGCTTACATGATGATATCAGCAACACTATTTGCAAAATATCCTGCAGATACTAGAATGAAGTATGTAAAAGATTATTATGATGCAATTAGTTTATTTAAATTAAGTTTACCAACTCCTATTATGGCTGGTGTTAGAACACCTCAAAGACAGTTTAGCAGTTGCGTATTAATTGAAACAGACGACAGTTTAGATAGCATAAATGCAACTTCAAGTGCTGTGGTAAAATATGTAAGTCAAAAGGCAGGCATAGGTATAGGCGCAGGTAGTATTAGAGCAGTAGGTTCTAAGATTAGGAGTGGAGATGCTACCCATACAGGAGTTATCCCATTCTATAAATTATTTCAGTCTGCTGTAAAAAGTTGTTCGCAAGGTGGAGTTAGAGGCGGAGCGGCAACATTATACTATCCTATTTGGCACTTAGAAATTGAGGATATGTTAGTCTTAAAAAATAATAAAGGCACTGAAGACAATCGTGTAAGACACATGGACTATGGTGTGCAATTGAACAAACTTATGTATGAGCGACTTATTACAGGTGGTAACATTACATTGTTTAGTCCTCATGATGTTCCTGGATTATATGATGCTTTCTTTCAAGACCAAGACAAGTTTCAAGAGTTATATGAAAAAGCAGAACGTATGACCAGTATCAGAAAGAAAAGCATTCCTGCTATTGAATTGTTTAGTTCATTTATTCAAGAACGTAAGGATACAGGTAGAATATATTTAATGAATGTTGACCATGCTAATACACATGGAGCATTTATTGAAGAAGTAGCACCAATTAAACAAAGTAATCTATGTTGTGAAATTGACTTACCAACTAAGCCATTAAATGATATTAATGATCCTGAAGGTGAAATTTCTCTTTGCACATTATCAGCAATCAATTGGGGTGTTTTAAAAGACTTAGATGAAATGCAAAAAGTATGTAATTTGGCTGTTAGGGCACTAGATGAACTATTAGATTATCAAAGTTACCCAGTAATAGCGGCAGAACTTAGCACAATGAAAAGACGTCCACTAGGTGTTGGTATTATTAACTTTGCATATTGGTTAGCAAAAAATGATAGCAATTATCAAGAACCGAATTTAGAGTTAGTAGACGAATGGGCAGAAGCATGGAGTTATGGACTTATAAAAGCAAGTGCCGATTTGGCAGTTGAAAAAGGTGCAATATCAGGTAACATGGAAACAAAATACGGCCATGGTATTACTCCTAATCAAACATACAAAGTAGAAGTAAATGAACTTATTAAACACAAAGAACGTATGGATTGGAAAGGATTGCGTAAGCAATTAGCAGATACAGGAATAAGAAACTCCACTTTGATGGCTATTATGCCAGCAGAAACGTCTGCTCAGATAAGTAACAGCACGAACGGAATTGAGCCGCCACGTAGTTATGTAAGCATTAAGCAAAGTAAACATGGTGTGCTGAAGCAAGTAGTTCCTGGATATCCAAGATTAAAAAACAAATACGATCTATTGTGGGATCAAAAATCACCGGAAGGTTATTTAAAAATAATGGCAGTCCTGCAAAAATATATTGACCAAGGCATTTCGGTAAATACATCATACAATCCGGAACACTACGAAGACGAAAAAGTTCCTATGAGTATGCTTATCCAAGATGTATTAATGTTTTATAAGTATGGCGGTAAACAGTTATACTACAACAACACATTTGATGGACAAGGCGAAATAGATATTAATAAAAAAGAAGTAGAACAACCAATGTTCGTCACTACAGAAATTATAGATGACGAAGACTGTGAGAGTTGTAAAATTTGAAGAAAAAATTGAGTGTATTAGACGTAAAAAATAAATCCGATCATACTAAAGCAAACATGTTTCTTGACGAAAATGGTGGCTTAGGTATGCAAAGATTTGATGTGATCAAATATAAGCAGTTTGAAAAATTAACTGATAAACAGTTAGGATTCTTTTGGCGTCCAGAAGAAGTTGATATTCTAAAAGATGCAACTGACTTTAAAAATTTAACAGACTTTGAACAGCACATTTTTACTAGTAATTTAAAAAGACAAATATTACTAGATAGTGTCCAAGGACGTTCACCTAATCTTGCATTACTACCCATTGTTAGTTTACCTGAGTTAGAAGCCTGGATTGAGACATGGGCATTCTCAGAAACTATCCACAGTAGAAGTTATTCACACATTATTAGAAATGTATATTCTAATCCAAGTAAAGTGTTTGATGATATGTTAGAGATGGAAGAAATAGTAAATTGTGCAGATAGTATTACAGAAAAATACGATGAACTTATAGAATTTAATGAACTAAGAAATAAAGGTTATAAGTCTTATAACGAATACGAACATAAAAAAGCAATATGGTTATGCTTAATGAGTGTAAACATATTAGAAGGTGTTCGCTTTTATGTTTCATTTGCTTGTAGTTGGGCATTTGCAGAACTTAAAAAAATGGAAGGCAATGCTAAGATTATTAAACTAATTGCTAGAGATGAAAACGTCCATTTAGCCAGCACACAGCAAATGTTAAAATTACTTCCACTAGAAGATAAAGACTTTGCAAAAATAAAAGAAGAAACATATGAAGAAGTTACCCAAATGTATTTAGATGCAGTTGCACAAGAAAAAGAATGGGCAGACTATTTGTTTAAAGACGGAAGTATTATTGGACTTAATGCAGAACTACTCAAACAGTATGTAGAATTTATTGCAGGTAAAAGAATGCATGCCGTAGGACAAGAAAAAATATTTAACACAGGCACAAACCCTCTTCCTTGGACGCAACAATGGATTGCAGGTGGTAGTGTTCAAGTTGCACCACAAGAAACTGAAATTAGTTCTTACGTTATCGGCGGAACTAAACAAGACGTAGAAAAAGATACGTTTAAAGGTTTCAGTTTATAATATACAAAATTAATCCCCCACATAAATATTAGCATGTATAATTTACAAGACGATCTCGGAAAAGTAAAATCTGTTAAACTTACAAATGGTGTTGAAGTTATTGCAACATTACTGGCCGCTGAAGATGATTATATTAATTTAGGAGAGCCTAGAGTAGTTGTTATCAATGACGACGAACTTGCATTGATTCCTTATATTTTTACAGGATCATCTGAAGAAGTAGTTGTTAGATTTACAGAAGTTCAAGCAATAGTAGACACTTTAGAACAGAGTGCAAAAGATTACGAAAGCATCATAGAAGGCAAAGAAGATTAGTATAGATAAATACTAATATGCCAAGTATAGCAAGAGTTCAAACAGATAATGCACAAGGAGTCATTACAGGTCCTGGTGCTCCCACAGTAAAAGCAGACAACAAAAAAGTATCAGTAGAAAACGATAAAGTTGCTGGTCACGGAGATGCTCCTCATTCTGCACCAACATTAACATCTAATTATTCAAGCACAGTAAAAGCAAATAACAAATATGTTGCAAAAAATGGAACTATAGCCACATGTGGGCATAGTGTTAGTTCCGAATCGACTGTAAAAGTGGATTAACAAATGGCCAATTTACTTTCTGTAAGAGGCCCGCATTCAAGAAGCACTAACAACAATTTAAGAGTCCAATGGAATATGGGAAACCCATGTAATTACGAATGTAGTTATTGCCCTCCAATACTACACGATGGCTCTAAACCTTGGTTTAAAAGTCAGGTATATATTGACACCATTGAACGACTAAACATGCATTACACGGCGTTAAACAAAGTCTTAGACTATGAATTAATAGGTGGAGAAGTAACTGTTATACCTGGATTTGAAGATATTATACGCAAAATACGAGAGTCAGGAGCAAGGTCTTTAGTGTTTACAAACGGTGGCAGAACAGTTAATTGGTGGTCTAAAGCAAAGTATTACTTAGACTCTATAGTATATACATATCACCCTTTAAGCCAGGATAAAGAGCATTTTAAGGCGGTTTTAAACGAAATAAAAGACTTTGTGCATGTTGATATTAACATAGCCGGTATAGGCGGCAGAGTCGACGAATTAGGCGTCTTAACAGAAGAGATTAGAGACCTTTTTAAAGACTGTAAACGTAATAACTATGATAGTATCAGTATATGTGTTAAAACCATGTATAAGAAGTTACTAGGCGCCCGTAGTAAGCAAGAAACATATTGGGAATACACAGACAGCGAGTTAGAAGTTTTAAGCAGACCAGGTATTAAACCACGTCCTGCACCGCCACCAGATCCTAATGCTCCAGCACCTACGCCACCAGATCCTAAAACATATATGACAGAGTTTTTATATGATGATGGAACTGCGAAATATGTGCAAAATCATCAGATAATAAATGAAAGATTAAATCAGTTTTATGGTATGAGATGC